GCAATCTGTGCATTCTTACCATTTAATTGTTGTGTTAAACTATCTACTTGCTTTGAAAGAGATTGTATAGTTGAACCCTGTCCCTCTGTTCTTGATTTCAATGATACTCTTTCAATTCCCTCCAATACAGAACGTTCTAATGATGTTTGAAGCGAGTCATTAACTAATGAAAATTGTTTTCTTAATTGCTCACCATTTGCTTCTGCGGTAACTCTTAGTAATCTTTCTCCATCCAACCTAACATCTAATGCAGCTGATGTTGCCAATAAAACTGATACATCCGATTCCAAATTTGATATAGTAACAGATTGTTCATCTATTATTTGTAAAGCTTCATTTAAAGATTGAGTTGCTTCATTATACAATGGTCTAGGAACTAAATCCAAATCCGCATTTGCTGATTCAGGAATTAACTCAGTAATATCTATATTAAGTGCTTTTTTTAATTCATCTGTATTATATATTCTTTTTTTAGTAGGTGCATATATAAACCCTTCTTTATCATTATCCATAGCAGCTTTATGGGATACACCTTGTCTATCTCTGGCTGCCAATGAACCACTATTCTGTAAATCCTTTTTAATTAATTCGAATTCCATTAGTTAATTATAAATGTTAAATCATCTTCAATAAATTCACTAACGCCATCTCTAACTACTTTAAATAGAAGTTTATAAACTCTATCAGTTGGAAAATTAGATGTATCAATCTTTATATAATTACCCTCAGAATTACAACTGATTTTAGTGTATTCTGAAAAATCTATTATATTAAACTTTGTTATTTCATCTCTAACTGCATAATAAGAACTTTGTGGTAGGTAACTTACATCGTTATATGAAAAAGTTTTAGTAAATGTTTTGAGTGGATATAAATCTCTTCCAATTATTTTTATCTTAATTATATTACCCTCTTTATATGAGTTTCGCAATTCTTTACTCCTTACTATTATCTGCGATGCTGTAAGTTGTGGTAAAGAACCTGTTATAAACTGAGAATCATCCCAGCTTATTTTTATTATAGGTTGGAATATAGTATTAGTTTCTTTTGAATAAAATTTAAGAACACCATAATCTAAACCAGTAAGCTCAATATCTGAATAATGAGATAATCTAATACCATAATTATCAGAACTAGTCCAATAATTATAAATTTCGCTAATGTTCATATTCATATCCCCACCTTCATATGTAAATTGTTGAGATGCTGATACCGTAAAATCTACTCCTTTTTGAGTATTCCAAGTTATACCATCTGTGTTTATATCTTCTGGCCAAGTTCCTCTACCCATATCCCAACTTTGTGTAACAGGATATCCATACAAAGTAAACCCATCCAATAATTCTTCTTGATGTGTAAGAGTAAGATGTAATAAAGTTGATGAAGCGGTTACATAAGATGGTATGTTATCTATATCGAATTGTATAAATGTTCTAGCATCATCTTTTTCCGAATATCTAGAATAATGCTTAGATACTGTCAATATTTCATCTAAACCCGTATTTTTATTTGGATAAAGAGTGTAGACCGATGCATCTTTTGATGCTGTTAAAAAATATATCATTATATTGCTCTTCCTTTAATGTCTTTATCAGGAAACTTAACTTCAAAGATAGATGGGTCTAAAGATGGATAAACAATCTTATTCTTTGTTGCAGCTTTTATATCATAACTATTTCTTGCGTATATACCACCACATTTATTTACAATTTCAACTTTTTGAACAGATGCTACTCCTTCAACCATAGCTATAATCAATTCTATATCAGATAGATTTATGGTTTGATTAAATTGCCAATTTGTTACATCAAAGAAATCTTTAACTTCTTGAATACAACTTAATAACACCTCTCTATTATTGAAATTTTTATAAACGGTTATATCAAAATTAACTCCAATGTTTATAATAAATCCATCTATTATATTAACACCATCTGTTAACATTCTATATTCGTTGATATATGTTTTTAAATTCTGCTTAACTGCCTTATTAAGAATTGTAAGATTTCCATCAGAATTATATCCTAATGTATATAAGTTAATTGCAAATGGATTTATTAATTCAGCATTTTGTGTGTTCTTCTGTACGAATTTTCTTACTTCTTTTTTAACCTCATCTGTAGTTGGAACTTTATTTCCCTTTGATATCGCGGATTGCACAATTGATTTCGCTATCTCAGCAAATTCAGTTATATTATCTGTTGAATTTAAAATACTTTCAGGTGAATTAGCGTTCAAAGAATTATCACCTATAGCATATACTTTAGCAATTGCACCAAGTTTAGATGGCATTGATAATGCTCTAACTTGATAATCCTTTGCCGTTACTGCTCTATTTTGTGATGCAAATGTAGCTAATGCCGCTTCTCTTATCTCATCTATATTTTCTAATCCTCTTCCACCTTTAGCAGGGATTTCATTTTCTACTGCTATAGAACGTTTAACGTAATTATAAATCGTTTCATCTAATTCTAAAGCGTTAACTAAATCATCATCAAATGCAATAGATTGTATAGTAGTTAAATCTCCCTGTGGTACGTTTGATGAAACACCACCTCCCACTAAGTAATCTATATATAATATTGTTCCAGCTGAAGGTGATTGTCCGTATGTTTTTGTTTTTAAGAAATTAGTTGGGTCATATGATTCAGCCATTCTATCTATAGAATTGTTTAATCCTAATCCAACATTCTTAACATTAGGTATTAACAATTCATCTGATAATGAACTATCACCTCCACCGAAATGTATCGATGTACTAAAATCTTCATTAACTTTAGTTACAAATCTTCTACTAGTTTTCAATAATTTTAATAAGTATGGAACCGTATCTTTAAATTGATATAAATCTGGGTCGTTTTCTTCTACGTTTGGATAATCAATATAAATTGTTTCTTGAGCTAAATAAGGAACTTCATACCATTTATTGTTATTATCATCTACAACCGATTCTATCGAAACTATGTTAGTATCATCTAATTTTACAGATTGAAATGATTCCGTTGTAGATATATTTTTAGTTATACTAATCAATGAAGCCGATATTGCCTGTATCTTTTTCTTAACTAAGAAGTAATCAGGCAATTTGGTGGTTTCATCTATACTATATACACTTATATCTCTATCTGTGGCATCATTGAAATCTAAAGATTCTACCGTTCTAAATGTTATATCACTATTAGTTGTAGATGATATACTTAATCCTTGATTTATACGAAGTAAATATCTGGTATCCAATTCTCCACCCGCATCGGCTTTACATAATTGATAAACTGATAATGTTGTTACCGCCGGTGAGGTTGATTTTGGTTTGTATCCCAATAAATTAGCTAAAGCAAATACATTTTTCTCTTCAGCTGCATATTGAATTAACCCCTCTCTTAATGACGAATCTGTATAATAACTCAGCACATCTCCAATATATGAAGCCATCTCAATGAACATCATACCAGGTGATGTCTCATTAAAATCATTATATGTGTTAGGGAAATAGGTTTTTGCATACTCTATTAGATTATCTCTAAACGAAGAGAAATCTTTAGAAAGATATGAAATATCCCTACTATTTCTTCCTATCTTTTTATTTGTTATTCTAAATGCCATTATTATCCAACATTAAATGTTACTGTTTCCAGAGTTTGTTGCCCTGCTATTTGATATTTCAATGAAACCGCAAAGATATTATTATCTATGTTTGTGTTGTTCTGGTCTACAAATATTTCAACTACATTGATATACGACATCCAAATTGCTATCGCATCTTCAATACTATTTTGTATCTGTTGTTCCAATTCATCTGTGTTTGGATTAAATAAAATTTCATATAAATCTGTACCGAAATCCGGTTGCATCAATCTTTCTCCTTTTTTAGTTAGAATTAGATTTTTTATATTTGATTTAATCTGGTCTTTAGTTTGGAAAGATTGATTGAAAAATCCAGCTGCACCTCTTTGTATAGGTAGGGTTATACCAATAGCTACCCTATCTTTATCAGCAAGGTCTAACCTATTTTTCTTATCTATCTCTATCGCCATTATATATTATCTATTTTTATCTTTACTTGCCGCTAAAACCTTTGCACTTCTTGCGATAGCTTTATCTAATATATCGTTACCGGTTGAAATCGGAGCAGATGGGTTAGAGTATTGTGATTGCATACCCATTTGTGGATTACCATATCCAATCATATCCGGTGTTATAGTACCATATTCGCCATCTGTTCTGGAGAAATTGGGTCTGATAGAGGTTTCGTTTAAAACCTGATTTAATAGAGGATTACTAGAGTATTGTTTATCTTCTCTATCTCTGCTTAAGATTTTGTTAGCTAAATCGAACGGGTCAGCACTTTCCTCTACTAATGATTTAAGAGAAGATTGTTGTTTAACCGGCTGTGATTGTTTAACCTCCGCTAACACTTCTTTTCTTATTTCTTCTTTAATAAGAGAAATTTCTTTTTTTACTTCCTCCTGAACGATTATTTGAATTGCTTTAAATAGTTTGTTCGTGTCCATACATTGTTTGTTGTTTATATAAATATTTAGTTTTATTATTTGGTAAAATACATAACATCAAAGTTATATCCCGTATCTTGCTCTCCACTCGCCAACATTCTACTTGCGGTATAAGTCCTATCTGCTTTAGCTACTTTGGAGTTAGAACAATCTCTAACGATAATTTCCCCCGCTTTTGTTATTCCAACCATTACCACAAAATGACCTCTAGGTCTTCTACTTCCTCCCGCTAC